GCTTGAGTACCCTTGGGACATGGTCATCTTCGATGAGGCACATCGCTTGAAGGGAAGATCGAGTCAGTGGACCGAAGGTGCAAAGCAATTCCGAAATGTGCCTCGAGTGCAGTTCCTGACCGGTAACCCTATCGCGAACAGCCCCGATGACATCTGGCAGTTGCTGAACCTGATTGATGCAAACAAGTTCAGCAGCTATTGGGCGTTCGTGGAGTACTATTGTAACGTCGTGGATAGCTTCTTCGGCAAAGAGATTGTCGGAGTCAACACAGCAAGGCTTGGCCAGCTACAGTATTCGTTGCAACCGTATCTGTTGAGGAGACTCAAGAAGCAGGTTGCGCCGGAGCTGCCGAACAAGCTCTATCACACTATCGAGGTCGAGATGGAAGGTAAGCAGAAGACTTTTTACAAGCGCCTTGAGAAGCAAATGATAATCGAGCTCGAGAATGGCGACTTGGAACTCGTAACTGCTCTAACAGCGAAGCACTTGAGATTGCAGCAGGCAATTGCTAATCCTGCTTTGATTGGCGGAGTTGACGAGTCCGTAGTAGAGAGCACTTGCGTTGACTTGCTCGATGACATTCTTGACGGAGCGGACAAGGTTATCGTTGGTACGTGGTTTGTTCCAGCAGCGGATAGACTACAAGCCAAGCTCGAGCAGAAGTGGAAGGTATTTCGAGTTCGTGCAGAGCTGAAGGATGCTCAAAGAGATGCCGTAGTGGAGGAGTTCAAGAAGTGCGAGGAGAAGTGTGTGCTCATTGGAACAATACGTACGATGTCCGAGGGCTTGAATATCGATGAATGCGACCACGTAGTGTTCTGCGACAAGAGCTGGACTCCGCTAGACAATGAGCAGTTCGAAGACAGAGTGCACAGAATCAATTCCACGCGTGTGAAGAACTACTACAATATCGTCGTGAAGGATACCATCTCCGCAGACAAGGAAGAGGTCCTAGCAGATAAGGTGCTCGCTAGAGACGAAGTTCTTTCGATGCGTAAAGTTGCTGAGATGATGAGAAAGCGTGTCAATGGATGAAGATTCGAATCGACTTTAGTGTAACGATACGACCGCCTACTGAGCGACAGATAGAGTTCGCAGATGCAATAGCTGAAGCGCTTGGGATTAACTTTCCGAGAGGCTCTTGGGATTATACGTTTGATGCGTATTCGGATTTCATTTCCGCTCACGTGGACAAGTATTACGAACTGATGGCCGAGCTAGGTGACGGCGCAGAGTACGATGCCTTCGCGTTACAAGAAGTTGGAGAGTGGTTTGATAACGCGTTATTACGTTCTTACGGTTGTGGCAATTGAAGTCCGAAGTTTCACAGGAAATCACATTTATTTTCATTGAATTTCCTGGAATTTCATCATATAATATTATCATCACACATTCATAAGGAGGTATTGAAATGAGTGACATTTTTGCGTTGCATATGTCGTATATGGCAGAACGAGAGAAATACCTTGCAGAGCAGGGCATTAAAATCTTCCGCCTTTCAACGACAGAGCGTCAAGAGTTCAAGGAATGTCGACGTAGATGGGATTTTGCATCCTTGAGTCGACAAGGCATTGAACCAAATCGTCCAGCCGTTGCACTGTGGTTTGGAACAGGCATCCACCACGCACTGGAGATGTTGTATCAGCGTCGAGCAGAGTTCGGAGCTGACCCAGCTTACTTCGGAGAGATGAGCGATTACGACTACGTTCAGAAAACTTGGTTGGATTGGTACGATGCTGAGCTCAAGCGACTCGAAGAGAGTCAGACCGTCCTTTGGGACGAACAGAAACAGGCCTTAGAGGAGACGCGTGACCTTGGTCAAAAGATGCTTGCGAACTATGAAGCATGGTCTTCCGTAGCCGATTACAAAGACAGTACAGGCTTCAAGAGAGTACTGTATACCGAGCGGGAGTTCGCGGTCATCATTCCGGATGAGACTGGCAAGCCATATCACTTCACAGATGGCAGTGGTCAGGTTTGGGAGATGTGGCTTGTAGGTCGATTGGATATGGTTGTCGAGGACTTCGACGGACGTATCTGGGTACTTGACCACAAGACAAGTAAGGACCGCCTTGATGAGGAAATCCTTATCTTGGACGACCAGATGACGTTGTACCTTTGGGCAGCCCAGCAGATATTGCAGAAGCCTATCGAGGGCTGTTATTACAACGTGCTTCGCAAGAAGCTTCCGGTAGTACCTCAGGTGCTTGCAAGTGGAAAGGGCTTGAGCAAGGCGAAGTCAATCGATACGACGTACGAAGTCTATCTCCAGGCCATAGAGGAGAACGGCTTTGACCCTGCAGATTACGAAGACATTCTGGACCATCTTGCGAACAAGAAGACCGGATTCTTCGAGCGTGTAAAGGTTCGCCGCAATCAGCACGACCTTGCGATGGCTGGCCGAATGCTTCTGCTCGAAGCAATCGATATGTTGAACGACCCTTACATCTACACCAATCCGACTTGGGATTGTAAGTGGAAGTGCGATTACAAGGATTTGTGCCTTGCAATGAACCGTAACGATGACGTTGCGTATTTGAAGGATACGATGTTCCGTAAGCGTGCTCCTGAAGAAGGAAGCGTTTACAACAGAGAACATACGAATGGAGGCGACGAGTGATGTTTAGAAACTTGTGCGCGTCCTGTGCCTTTACCTTTCCGGAGTGCGATGCAACCGTGGAAGACATAGAGTTCTCTCCCTGTTGTGGAGAAGACGAAATCATTAAATGTGCTTGCTATGAGCCGAAAGATGTTGAGGAGGAAATGAAGAATGAATGAAGTAAAGATTGACCCCGTAGAGATGGAGCGTCAGGTAGAGATGGAGCGTCAAATAACTGAGCGCATGCTTTGTGAAGAGCGTATGCGTATGGAAGACCGTGCGCACGTGCTTGTTTCGAGAGAAGAATTACTGATGTTGCAAGACAAGAAATCCAGATTGGAAGCAATCTTGAACTATTGCTGTACTACAATGTACAGCCCGGACAAGAAAGTTATCTTTGCAATTGCCGGCGAACCTTGCGCGGAAATGGAGGACTAAGCTATGGCAGAAGTAGTTAAAGCAAAGCAGCCAGATGTTCCGGGTGGTCTTATCGGAGAAGACCCAAGTGAGAAGTTCAGATACCTGAACGTACTCTTTCACGCCTTTGGAGGCTTAGGAAAGACAACCGCGTGTGCAAGTGCTTGTTTGGACCCTAGAACGGCTCCGGTACTTGTATGCGACTTTGAGGGTGGTGCACCTATCCGCTATGCGAAGATGCCTAAGGGCACTTACACCATCCGACGTATCAGCTCTGTGAAGGACTTGAACGACATTTACGAGTACCTTCGCAAAGGCAACCATCCTTACAAGTCCGTTGTGCTTGACTCTCTGACGGAGATTCAGAAGTTGGGCTTAGCGGAGTTCGTGTACGGACCGGGTGGAATGGACAAATCCTTTAGCGGGTCTGTCATCAATGTCAAGTCCGCAGAGATTCAGCATTGGGGTAAGAGTGGTAACCAGATGGGAATGCTCGTCCGTTACTTCAGAGACCTTCCGATGCACGTGTTCTTCACAACACTTACTCAGACTACAAAGGATGAGCTGACTGGCAAGATTACGTACAACGTTTCTCTGCCCGGAAAGCAGTCTGATGAGATTCCTGGCATACCTGACATCGTGGGTTACATCGATGTGCAGAAGAACCCTGCTACTAAGGCGGAAGAACGCGTTGTGTACTTCCAGCCCAATGGCAAGATAGTTGCTAAAGACCGTACAGACGCTCTCGGACCTGGAATGGCTTATCCAAAGGATTCCAAGTTCGTAACGTTGATGCTGGACAAGATTTGGACAGCGTACGGCATCGAAGAATAATTCGGTAAAACACTGAAATTTACATTGATTTTCAGGCCTTTCTATCCTATAATTATATTAGAAGGTCACATTCAGTTACCCAATCGGTCAATTGGCCGTTACAAAATACATTACATCTTAAGGAGGAACAAAAATGGGTATTCGCGTGGATTTTACAGGAGTGTCGAGCGGGTTTGAGAAAATCGAACCTGGTACGTATCTCGCAAGAGTTAAGGGCATCGAGCAGAAGATGTCGCAGGCAGGTAAGCCTTACCTGAACTGGTCGTTCACCATCGTGGGGGGAACATACGATGGTAGAGTAGCGTTCTATATGACGTCACTCGCACCTAACGCACTTTGGAAGCTTAAGGATACGCTCATTAAAGCGTTCGGCTTCACAAAGGAAGACCTCGCAGGCGAGTTCGACTTCGATCCGATAGACCTTATCGGTCAGGAGTGTGCTCTCGTAGTTGGCGAGGAGGAGTATCAGGGCGAGATGAGAGACAGAGTTCTCGACGTTATCTGCTCTTCTGCAGCTGACGAAGGTCCTACACTGCTTTAAGAATCACTTTGGGACGCGGTTGGCTAATGTATGAGGGAAACTGCACGGAAGCTGAGTTAGAGCATAAGGGGTTAGGCTTCCACAACTATAGACAAACATCAGAGAGGAGAGGTTTACGTGTCCGCACAAAAATTTACAGACATGCGTTCAGTGTCATTAACTGTACAGCAGGGAGCTGCACTTGACAAGCAGGCTTCAAAAGAAGGTCGTAAGGCTGGAAACTTGATTCGCCTTGCAATTTGCAAATACTTGGAAGAGGCTGGGGCTTTGCCTGTACAGATAAATGCAGGTGAGGCCAGCGATGAAGACGAAGAAGAAGAATAGCGTAGCGTATATGCAAAGCCTTCCAGTGGATTTACATTCCGAGTTGGAAGACCTTTGCTTCTTATATGGACAGCAGAATCCTCTAGGGGTTAACAAGTTGTCCGTCCAGGATATCGTTCGACTGATTCTCAAGAGCCATATGCAGACTTTGAGAGGTCCGACAGAGGTTGAAGTTGCGAGAGCACAGTCAATCGGAACTACAAAGTTCATCTCTGGCAAGTGTCCGAGATGTCTTTTGAGAGTCGACAAGCACGATTATCCAACGCTCGTAGCAGAGAGCGAATCCGTAGTACGTTGTCACGTATGCGGAACTGCAATTCCAAGAGAGGAGGTATCCAGCGTAGATGGTTGGTGAGCAATACAGAGCGTTTTTTGAAATGTATTTCGGTCCGTTACCGGCAGCAAATGCAAGTGGCGAAGTGTGCATTTCCAATCCGTTTAGGTCTGATTCAAACCCCTCTTTACACATTAACCTTGATACCGGACAGTTCAATGACTTCGGTTCTGACTTGCGTGGTGATGCTTATGCGTTGTATATGGAAATGCACGAAGCAGACTATGCCGGTGCTCGAAAGGCTGTAGACGATTACCTTGCAGGAAAGCCTATTGCGGTTGCACCTATCAGTGAGGCTTTGATTGAAGGCTGGCACACAGAACTCTTGTCGAACATTCCGATTAGAGCGTACCTGACTAAGGATAGAGGCATTCCGATATCTACAATCAAGCGCTACCACATCGGTTGGGACGGAGAGCGTTATACGATTCCGATTTACAACAAGTTCGGAATCTGCGTAAACGTTCGCCGCTACTCAAATGCCGTTCAAGGTCGAATGAAGATGCTTCCGTACAAAGACGGTTACGGAGCAAACAAGTTGTATCCCATAGATGTACTGTTTGCAAATGACACAGTCATCCTTCACGAAGGTGAGTGGGATACGTTGATTCAGTTAAGCAAGGGATTCCCAGCCCTTACTAATACTGCTGGTGCTGGTTCTTGGAACAAAGCTTGGACAGAGATGTTCCGAGACAAGACAGTGTACATCTGCTATGACGTAGACGAAGCCGGAAAGAAAGGTGCTATCCGAATTGCGAAAATCCTCTGCCAGGTAGCTAAGGAAGTTCGCATCATCACACTTCCCTTAGCGGGAACGCACGATGACAACGACATCTCAGACTTCTATCAAAAGCACGGAATGGACAAGGATGAGTTCCAGGAGCTCATTGATAAGGCTCCTTTGTATGAAGCCCAGCCGGATGACGTTCCGGATGCAAGAATCGCTCAGCGAATTTCGTTGGTAGAAGCTCGTAAGAGTGACTACAAGCACAAACGTGTGGAGTTCGATGTGCAGGTAATCGGAAAGGATACTGCACCGTACAACATTCCCAAGCGTGGAGTGTACAAGTGCTCTCAGGTCGGAATGAATGAGAGAATGTGCGCTGCCTGTGGAATATGTCGTGCTGGTGGCGAGCTTGAGATTGACCTTCCTATCGGACCTAACTCGTTGGAGCTTATCAAGTCGTCGAAGTCAGTACAGACAACGTTCTTGAAGTCGATTGCAAACATTCCTTCGAACTGTAGGATGTACACCTTCGAGGAGTCGAAGAGTACGAACATCGAAGAGATTCTGATTGCACCAGAGATTCCTGAGTTCCATGCGTGGAATGGTGAGTCGAGTGAGTACCTTGTACAGACTGCGTACTTCACGGACAAGCCTATTGAGTCGAACCGAAGCTATCGTATGTCCGGAATTATGACACCCGATCCGTGGCAGCAGCACGTTACGTTCGTACTTGACAAGGCTGAGCCGTTGCAGGATACAATTGAGTCCTTTAAGATGACCCCGGAAGTCTTCGAGAAGCTCAAGCAGTTCCAATGCGAAGACGTTACGAAGAAGTTCCAGGAGATTCACAAAGACTTCGAAGCGAATGTCACTCACATCGTTGGTCGTTCTGATTTGCTTACCGGAATCGATTTGGTATATCACAGCTGTATCGGATTCAACTTCCAAGGCATTCCTATCCAGAAGGGTTGGTTGGAGTTCTTGTGTATCGGAGATACCAGAACAGGTAAATCCGAGACAACGGAGCAGATGCTCAAGCACTACCAGCTCGGAGAGATGTCCGTAGCGGAGAATACGTCCTATGCCGGTCTCGTAGGTGGTCTTCAGCAAACAGGTGATAAGCGGTGGTTTCTCACCTGGGGTAAGTTACCTCTGAACGATGGTCGCTTATTCGTAATCGATGAGGCTTCCGGATTAACAATTGACGACATCGCAAAGATGTCAGGTATTCGTTCAAGCGGAATTGCAGAGATT